CCGAGCCGCCAAGTGCGGCTTTTATTTTTACCAGGGCATTGGTCACCGTCATTTTGTCAAAAATAAAAGCCGCACTTGGCGGCTCGGTCTCAGGATTTTCGGTTGTATATAGCACTTTATCTGCAAAGCCAAGCTCGACTGCTTTCCAGGCATTAAACCAGCTTTCGGCATCCATCATGTGCGATATTTTTGATCTGGATAACCCAGTTTTCTCCTGATAGGCATTGATAATGCTTTCCTTGACCTCTGACAACATGGCAATCCCGCTTTGCAGATCGGATACTTCCCCAAACACAATGGTGGCGGGATTATGAATCATCATCATGGCAACCGGGGACATGTACACTTCATCCGCGGCCATGGCAATGACTGATGCTGCACTGGCAGCAATCCCATCAATTTTCACTTTAATATGACCAGGGTATTCTTTTAGCATGGTGTAGATCTGGCTGGCAGCAAAAACATCACCCCCTGGGGAATTGAGCATGATAGTAACATTCCCGTCAGCTGAATATAGTTCGGACTTAAACTGTTTGGGGGTAATATCATCATCAAACCAGCTGTCTTCAGCAATATATCCATCTAAATAAAGGGTTCTGTCCTGCGCATTGTTAAGCCAGTTCCAAAACTTTCTGCTCATTTTATGACCTCCTTTCCATCTTTTCTGGCATATGCACCTACATCTTCAAGTTTTAGCATGTTGCCGTTCATGGCATAGATATCTCCATGTTCGATAGCATTCATATTTTCAAATGCACGTACATCATTCGGGCTAAAGAAACCGTTTTGGATGCCCACTGCATAACCTTGCATGCGCGAAGCATAGTCGCCGCGCAACAGTCCATCCACCACAAAGCCCACGAAATACTGGCCTTTTTCACTGCTCTTTAACAGGGCTCTATTCATCCCTTGTTCGAGTCTGACCAGCCAGGGCCGGATGGTATGTACCACGAAGCTGATGGATTGATTTTCTATGTTGCTGAAGGTTGCTTTATCGAGATTTGCTACCAGATGGGGCGGCACTCTGAAGATCCGGCAGATCTCCTCGGTCTGAAACTTTCTGGTTTCAAGAAACTGGGCTTGTTCAGGTGGTATCCCAATAGACTGAAATTTCATGCCTTCTTCTAGAACGGCTATCCGGTGGGCATTCCCGCTTCCCTGATACACTGCATTCCAGCTTTCCCGGATGCGGGCCGGATCTTTGACAACACCGGGATGCTCCAGCACCCCACCAGGGTTGGCACCGTTAGCGAAAAATTTGGCCCCATATTCTTCAGTGGCAATAGCCATGCCGATAGCATTTTTGGCCATGGCAATAGGCGAGTAGCCCACTAGACCATCAAAGCCGAGCCCCGGAATATGCAGGACATCTTCCGGTCGGAGAATGGCATAGCCGGTATCCTGCCGGTACTCATAGAAAAGTTCCCCGTTCAAGCTCCTGTCCAAAGTTATCCTGTCTGGCAGCAAGGGGTAAAGGGCCAGCACATTGCCGCGGCCATCCCGGATGATCTGGGCATAGGCATTTCCCCATAATAAAAGATGACTCATGAGTGTCTCTCGAAACACAAATGAAGTCATCTCTGGGTTGGGCTCATCATGGAGCAGATTATATAGTTGATGATCCAACGCTTTTTCTTTTCCTTTGTCGGTATACCTGTAAACATTGAGCGGTAGACTGGCGATGGTTTCTGCCAGTATCCGCACACAGGCATACACGACTGTGGTCTGCATAGCAGTTCTTTCGTTAACGGTTTTGCCACTGGTGGTTCCGCCAAAGAAGAAGCTGTATTTGCTGCCGTACAGGTTGTTTTTCGGGCTGGCACGCGGGTTAACCAGCCTTGATAGAATGGGTATTTTCATTATGTTGCCTCCTAAAAATGGGCATAAAAAAAACACCGCTTCAGCGATGCTTTTTTATAAGTAAAAATTCTATAGTGTATCTTGACCTGTGCGGGGCCTAAAGTCTATTCCACACTTTTCTTTTAAATACTGTTTCAATACAAATATTTCAATTTTCCGGTTACTATAACTATCATCCAAGAAATATCTTGTATAATCGCCGCTTGTTGAAGGTTGAATTATTTTAAGGGTTCTTCTAACTTTTGCTATGTCTTCAATTTCATCGCCATGTTTAGCGATTCTCGAATCAATGTCCCAACAAATAATACTGTGTAAATTTTCAAATGAGTGATTAAAATGTTTTTCTAAATAATATTTAAACTCAACATAAAACAACTTTGATGAGACAATAGGAATAGTATCTTTCGCTTTAACAATTAAATCAATACCAGAATGTGTATCATAATCAATAATTGTAAATGGGAACAGATTTTTGTCCAATAAATCAAGCATCATGAATAAAGAAAACACTCCGCTCTCTCTTCTTGGTTCTACCAATCTTACGCCATTGTAATTAGCAATTTTGGATGACTTTACGCGGTCTATTCGCCACTTAAAGTCTTTCTTCTCATTTTGAATAGTATTATATTGAGTAACTTCATTTTCAAGCCACTCAATATTTCGCCAGTCATCTGACTGAATAATATCGGTATATATCTCATCAACTACTTTTTTTAAGTCTTCCAAAATCTCGTAGGGTGTATTATCAACTGATCCTCTATTAGCCGTAAGTCTTAATTCTTGGCAATTAATAAAGGCATGGAACCTTGTATATTCACTACCTTTCTGAGTTATCCATTCATTCTTCTTTTGTATAGGTATATAATCCTTACACAACCAAAGCCCATATCGCTCTTGAATAGTATAAGCTCCTTTCGGTGCTGTGTAACCACTCCGACGAATCATGGGGTTGTAATCATACTTGACTTTGGTGCCTTCTATGTAAAATACTGCATCATATTTAATCTCTGGAAAATTTTCCAAATTTCCAGATCGTTTAATTCTGTTACAATACCACTTTGGAGCATCCACTAGGTATTCATCAAATAGGGTAGCCACGCTTTTACTTTTTTCAGGGAAAAAATGTCCAAATTTTATTTCCTCTGGATCATTTTTATCTATTCCCTTCAGAATTAGAATAACATTTTCATTATTTTTTAACCCAAGTTCAAGTTCGATAGACCCTATCTTAGTAAACCATTTTATATAATCTTTCAAGATGGCATGAGTAAATTTTTCTCTTCTATTATTGTTGTAACCAATAATTCTGATTGTCGTTCCGTTATCTTCGTTAGTTGTATCATAAGTAACATTAACTTCAGGAATCTTACGATCATGAAGTTGCCTTATCGGGGATTCCATCACAGCATTGTATTTCAACCCATCACGCACTGTTTGAACCTCTATTTTTGCACTGTTTAAATATACTTTTGTTCCATGCCCTTTTTCACCAATCGCATTTTCGTTTTCTCTGTTTAATGAATTACCTAAATCAAAAAAAGATTGAAGACCGCTTTGATCCATGCCATTTCCATTATCTCTAAGGGTAGTAATAAGAATTTTTTCCCCATATTCAGACTTGACCTCAAAAATAACTTCCAAACGATTAGCGCCAGCATCAAAAGCATTACTAATTGCTTCACGAACAATATCCAGTGGATTAGAAAAGTCGTATGCTATTTCAACAAATTCTTGAGTGGGATCAACTTTAGGTATTAACAAATATGAACTCATATTTTGCCCTCCCGCAATGGATAGCCACAATAAAAATAGACGATTACCGTATAAATTAGCAATTAATTCTATTTTAGTATAAATTAATTATCATTTCCTTACAATATTTCCTTATAATAATTATTTTGATAATGTATTAGATTATTAGCAATCCCCTTCCATCATAAACAGAATCCTCACAACTCCTTTGGTTGCGCAGAGATCTATCCAGTGCCATAATCAAAGCTACAGCACCATCTATCTTCTCGGTTGATTTCTCCTTATCCGGCTTGATATTGCCGGCTGGATCAGTACGGATAAAAATGTTATCCATCATCCAATGCAGAACCGGCTGACCGCCATGGGCAATCTTTTCTTCCAGGGTTAACTTCATCAGTTCCTTGGTAGGCGGAGACATATCCTTGAATCCCTGCCCAAAAGGAACTACCGTAAAGCCAAGCCCTTCTAGATTCTGCGTCATTTGCACTGCACCCCAGCGGTCAAAGGCAATTTCTCTGATGTTGTATTGGGTACCGAGTTCTTCAATAAAGCTTTCTATGAATCCGTAATGCACCACATTGCCTTCCGTGGTTTTTAGGAATCCCTGCTTATACCATAGGTCATAGTTAACATGATCTCTCCGCACCCGCAGGTCAAGGTTATCTTGCGGTATCCAGAAGAAGGGAAGAACATGATACTTATCCTCTGCATCTACCGGAGGAAATACCAGCACGAAAGCTGTTATATCAGTGGTACTGGACAAGTCCAACCCACCATAGCAGACCCGGCCTTTTAGTTTTTCCGGATCAACCTGGAAAGCGCATTTATCCCATTTCTCCATGGGCATCCAGCGAACCGCCTGCTTGACCCATTGGTTAAGCCTGAGCTGCCGGAAGCTGTTCTCCTCAGCAGGATTTTGTTTGGCGCTTTCACAGGCAGCTTTAATCTTATCGATGCTTACGGTTATGCCTAACGATGGATTAACTTTTTTCCATACTTTCGGATCAGTCCAGTCGTCTTCTTCCTCTGCTCCATAAATTACAGGATAAAACGTCGCATCATGCTTTCGGCCTGCCAAAAGGTCTTTGGCTTTTTGATGCACTTCATAACAGATGCTGTTAACGTTATCGCCCGCTGTCGTGATGAGAAAGTAAAGTGGCTGCAACCTGGCATCTCCCGAGCCTTTGGTCATGACATCAAACAGCTTACGGTTTGGCTGGGTATGCAGCTCATCAAACACAACACCGTGAATGTTGAAACCGTGCTTTGAATACGCTTCAGCCGATAGTACCTGGTAGAAGCTATTCGTTGGCAGGTAAATAAGCCGCTTGGTAGAAGCCAGAAGTTTGACGCGGCGGTTTAAAGCCGGGCACATCCGTACCATATCAGCAGCAACCTCAAACACTATGGATGCCTGCTGGCGGTCGGCAGCGCAACCGTAAACCTCGGCGCGTTCCTCGTTGTCACCGCAAGTTAAGAGAAGAGCGATGGCTGCTGCCAGTTCCGACTTGCCCATCTTTTTCGGTATCTCCACATACGCGGTGTTAAACTGACGATAGCCATTGGGCTTTAAGATCCCGAACAAATCACGGATAATCTGTTCCTGCCAGTCGATCAGTTCAAAAGGCTGCCCTGCCCAAGAGCCTTTGGTATGGCACAGGGCTTCGATAAAAGAAACAGCATAATCGGCGGCGGCCTTATTATATACTGAATCTTTAGCAATAAATGCTGTTGGCTTATATTTCTTCAGTTTACGCATAATTGCCGCCCCCTTTCATAAAAGCAAACAAAAGAAAAGAGCCTCTGAAGAAGCTCTGTTTTCTGTAGATTTATTGGTTTTCAGTTATTCGTCTCTTCCGCTTCGCCCGTCAGGATAAAGCGGCAATACTCAGTCTCGTGTTCATTAAGGTAAATAACCAGTTCGTAAAAGTGTCGAGCGTATGCTTCATACTGTACGCGAGAGATGTCAAACATGTTGGTGACGCCGCTTTCCCTGATGGCTAAAATCTGCATCCGTACGCTCTCGTTCATTTGGCTTCCTCCATTTCAACAGATTCGGTAGCGGCCCAGCGCAGGATATCTATATCAAAGCCCGCGTCCTTGTAACCCTCCAGTATAGTTGAATAGTAATAGCAGCTGGGCTGGCCAAGGGGCCTGCCTTCATTCATGATATATATCATTGCCTTGACGCTCTTTCCATATATATTCACCTTGACCGTTTCCTTACGATAGAGAAATGGCCATCCTTCATAGCGGTCGAGCGCCGTTTCGTCAGCGGGTGTTATCTCCCATACCAAAACCGGCACATTGCTTCCCTCTTTCGGTTCCACCGTTGCCACAGCGCCGGTTCGTGAACCCCTGAACAGGAGCCGCCAGCCTTTCATCTCGCTTGGGGCGATTAACCTGGCGGTTGGACACCTGTCAGCCATCTGTGCAAGATTCAGGTTGGAACCGTAGGCGATATACAGTTTGTTATCCTTATCCATTGATGGTTTCCTCCTTTTTCGCGGGCTTCGGAGGCGGCCTAAGCCGCCCGAAACCTCCATGCTGCCGAGCCTTCAAGGTGCTTGCAAAGGTGCTCGCGGCAGTTTTTGAATTCCTCACCGATCAAACCGATGCGGTTCAAGTAGGTCCGCATGGCGAACTTTTGGTTCTCAACCTGTGGTTTTCTAGCACTGGCGCTCTTTTGGGTCAAGGCCTGGTGGTTAATGGCCAGGGCTAAAACAATGTAGCTTCTGATTTTGCCTGCATGCAGCTCGCTGTTAAATCCCCGTAGTTCAACTGTGTGGTTACCGTGCCAAAAGCTGTGCAGGTTTAAAAAGTGGTAGCGGCTTTCATGGTAATGGCGGCTGCGGCTTTCGCAGTAGCCTTCGTACCAAAGCTCCTCAAGCTCCCGTATGGTTTTCGGCTTTCTGGCGTTTATCTTTTCCACCAGGGCGGCGTCCATCTTTTTGCAAAACCTCATTCGTTCCCGCTCTATCTGCAGGGCCTTGTAGAAAAGGTCGTTCTTGCTGGCGATGATGTTGATGAAGTTTCTAATGCTCCTGGGCGTATGGCCGGCGCCGTCAAGGTGAATGTGTATCCCGCAGGAAGGGTTGGTAAAAGCTCCTGCTTTGCGGAGTTTTCTGACCAGTTCCTGTAGGGTGGTTATGTCCTCGCGGTAGGTTAAAATCGGGCTTACCAGTTCAACGCTGTATGCGCCTTCAGCGGTTATCCTTCTACCGTTTACCTTCACCTCCCGGCGAATACTGGCGTCGCTCATAAACTTCCAGGTACGTCCATCCGGGGTATGTACCTTTGTGGTATCGTAACTGTCCCGGCTGTGTTCGATCCTCCCGTTTAAGAAATCTGCCGCAACCTCGCTAGCCTGGCTTCTGGTTATTCCAGTAAACTCAATCTCGATTCCAAACTTGGCGTTTAACATACTATCCGGCTCCTTTCAGGTGTGTTTTTTTTGGTAGTACATATATCACTCTGAAAGGCCTATATAGCAAGGGATTTCAGCAAAATAAATCGCTGAAATCCATATAAATTTTTGTATATATTTGATTTGGATTACCCGTTATTTATCGAGTTTTTGAATTTCATCCTCGTCAAACACTACCCCCAGCCTGCTTCCTGAATCCCAATTCACAAATACGGTACCGGTATCGTCGATAAACGATACGGTGCCCTGATCGCCGGGCTTCAACCTGGTGTACGAGTCGTCCATGCGTACCAGTTCTACCCGCGTCCCCGGAGGATAATATGACCTGAGCAACTTTAACATTTCCGGATGAATCTGCTTCATACTTCTGCACCTTCCTCCGAATGGCGCTGGCCGTTTTTAAAAGCGGCGCTGCCGGTTAGTTTGGAGAGCAGGATTTTTCGTTCCTCTTTATAATCCGGTCCGATAAATCCCAGTCGCAGCAAGAAGCAGCGAAAGGCATATTTTTCATTGTCATAAACCTTTTCAGTAGCCGTTACCCGCTGCTGGTTTTTTGCCATTGCGCAAAGCGCTCCAATGAAGCGGGCATACGCGTTGACTTCCTCTGAGGTTAAGCTGCCGGAAAACCAGGGGAAGCACAGCCGATCATCAGTCTGCTCAATTGTCAGTCGATCAGTGCCCAGGGCTTTCTTAATCAGTGTTGCCTTACTTTGAACCAACC